GCACTGCCAGTTTCTGTCTTGCCCATTGCAGTGGTAACTTTTTGTTTTGCATCACGATACACCTTATCGGCTGCTTTACCCAGTGCAGAGTCAGCTGCGGCTTGTCCAATCTTGCCAATGCCTGCGCCAACCTTGCCCAACAGGTCTGCACCTTTACCCAGTAAATTCTTGTTCTGTCCACCAGCTGTCATGGCCTTTTCTACGCCCAGGAAGATGTTGTGTAAATCTCCAGCGTTAAGACTTTTAGCCTGAGCTTCGGTAAGTGTGCTCAGATAACGATTGATTTTGATAGTGGTTTGACGCACTGCCTCTGTGTGTTGTAGATATTCTAAAAAAATTCTATCTACTTCTGCTTGCTCAACAATGGCGCTTATTTTCATTTTAATCTCCGAATCCCTCTTATAAACTTGTTGGGGTCTTGCGCACGGATACTGTTGATCAAACGACGCTCCAGCTCTGCTGCTGCTTCCGCGTCATAGTTTTCGCGGATGTTGTTGATCAAATTTATTGCACCTTGAATCACATGCCCAGCCCTACTTTCCATGAGATGTTCGCGATCTCTTGTGGAAACCAAGTGGCTGTCTAGCTCATCTAGTATGCTGCGTGTTTTTTTCTGCAAGATTCTGCCCCAGAATTTACTATATTTAGCACTTCTGGAACGGATCAGGTGCCTGCTTTGATTTGAGCCAGCATGCTTTTCAGCTTGCTGCCTCCTATTTCTGCCCGCGGCGCAGGCTCAGAATCTGCTGGACTTTCCTGTTTTGGAGTGGCTTTGGGCCAGTTGTTTTCGCTGTCAGCGGGCTTGCTCTTGATCTGTGCCATGATACTGCTGGCGCTGTTGGGTGTGCCATGCCCTGCATCTTCGCCCGGGTCGGTGATGCGCATGGTTTCTATGTTGTATTCTAGATCAATCTTGTTGCCTACACCTGTGCTGCTACGACTTTTCATACACTGTATTTGATAGCGTCCTCGCTCGCGCATAGCTCTGCTGGTAAAGATACCAAACACATTATCTGCTGTGTTAATTTTACTGATACCGCCGGAAATATGACTGTGGTCAAACTCAATTTCTTCCACAGCACTGCGATTCAACTGCGAAGCAGTTACCATGAGTATGCCCAGTTCTTTGGCTAGATTACGCAGTTCTTCACTCACATACTTGTCTTTCACAAACAGATCATTTGGGCTAACCTTGGCACTCACAGGCATCAGCAGATCCAGATAGTCAATCATCATGAAGTCCACTCTGCGTCCTGTTTGTATTTGATACTCTTTCAAGAACGCACGAATGTCATTGATGTTGCTCTGTGCAGGCAATGCTTTGACCTGATAGCTGCCTGACTTCTTGCCTATCATGCGTGTCTTTAACGCTGCTGTTTGCTTGTCCTTGCGAATGTCTTTTGTGCTCATGTTGGTAAGCATGGCAATGGTACGCAGGCCTGTGAGTTCTTCAGAAAGTTCTAAGGTTATATACACACCATGTAGATTCTGCTGCACCCAGTTCAAGGCAATGTTCATCATCACAAGACTTTTACCTGATCCTGACCCACCTGCAAAGATGTTCAACTCGCCGCGACTGAAACCACCATACAGCAGCTTGTCCAGCTGTGGCCAACCTGTGCTCACCTGCCCACCGTTGTCAAAATACTTGGCCAGCATGCCTTCAGGATCTAGCCAAAAGTCTGTGCCCAGGTCCTTGGTAAGACTGATCTGTACAGCATCCTTGATCAGCTTTTCCACAGGATCAAAATCACCTTTCTCCAGCATGTCTGCTGCTTTAAGAATGGCACGTTCCAGTTCTTTCTGCTTGGTAAAACTTTCAAACTCGCGTAAGAACCATTCGTGATGTCCGTCAGTAAGATCAGCGGCCGGCTTAAGATCCACACCGGTTACAGCACGAACCTGATCAAAGGTGGGCAGCGACTTGTACTCGCTGCTGTGCTTGCGAATGAATTCTGCTGTTTCACGCAGACTGCGATCAAAGTTTTCACTGTTGTAGATGTTCTGCACTCGCACATAGTCCTGTGCTTCAGTGAGCATGATTTCTAAAAACAGCCTTTGCAAGTCTTGATTGTATTCTTTACTCATAGTCAGTTATGTATCTTTTTCTTTAGAAGTTCAATCTTCAAGCGGTTCGTTTCCACTCCTTCAAGTATGGCTTTGAGCACAAACAGCTTGCCATACTTGACCAAGGCTTCGTTGATGTCTTTGCAGGTTTCGCGCCACACAGGAAAGCTCACTGCCCAGCCGTATTCCAGTGCGTCATTTATCAACTGTTTGCCACTCCATACCAGCTTGCCCTGCCGGTTGGGTTTGACATCAAAGTCTGGCACCACAATCACCTGGCGTGCAAGACTGTCGATGATGTCTGCTTGCACTTCACTGATGTTGTTGCTGAGCACCGCTACGCCATCCACACTGATAGCATCAAAGGGCCCTTCGCACACAATAACAAATTTACTGTCAGCTCTTTGCCTATTAACATTGAACACATAGTTGGGCTCATAGCTGCTGTGAAACTTGGGCTGAACACCGTCTTCCATAGCTCTAGCACTGTAACCAATCAACTGTTCCTGCCAGTAGAATGGAATAATAATGCGACGATGCATGTTGTAGGCTTGATCATCTGACAGATAAAAGTCATAGCCAGAATCAAAATACTTGGCACCTCTGCTGAGCAGATAGTCGCAGGCTCTCAACAGCGGTGCAGGCAGATCAGTGTCCTGTATGTCCCGAATGCCTTGATCATCCCAGTCAGCGCCTAGTCTGGTCAGAGTGGCCCAGTGCCTAAGGCTGGCACTTTCGGGGGGCAGCGGCCTGGGTTTGAAGTCCAGTGTGGCAATGTCTGTGGCAGGAATAGCATCTGCTGCCACAGTGTCCTTGACTCGAACTGCTTCAATTACCAGTCGCTGTATGGTGTTGTCATCTGCACCAAACCAGCGCAGCAGTTTGCGAAACTTGTAGCTGATATGCCAGCCTGGACGCCAGCTGGTTTTGAATCCACAGTTGAAACAGTGATAACTTACAGCACCATCTGCACTGTTTATAATGCCGCCACGTCCACGATTGTCAGCAGTTTCACCATTGTGTACACAGCAGGGTGCATTGAAGCTGATCCAGCCCGAAGGTGCGCTCTTGCGCCGGGCAGGCAGTAGTTGTAGCACTTCTTGTTGTACACTCATTGGTTCAGTATAACATGTCTAGAATGATTTTTCAACGATTTTGATTTGGTAAATATCTTGAAATGAAATACAATGAGCCCATCTGATCCGTTTGACAAATATCAAGCACTGCTGAAGCAATATCCGTTTATCACATTTTTGATCTACGGAGGAAATGAGTATATTGGAATTATTCAAAACGTTGACGATATAATTACCACCATATACGACTACGGCAGTCTACGCACAGCACAGGATAAAGCACAGTTCTTGGAACTGGGCGAAGCCTGGTGGTGGGAGAGCAACCGCCACATACCCATAAATGTTTTCCTACGCACAGAATGGACTCCGTTTCGATACTGTCTTAAAACCATGAACAGCCGAGACGTTGAGATTAAATTTGGTCCTGCTGTGAGCCTTAAAGACATTGCAGGCAAAAAAAGCAAACGTCGCAGCATCACGCTGGTGCGTAAAATGAACTAGTTGTATTCTGCTGCCAGACTTTCACAAATCAAATTCATGTTAACTGCCACCAGATGCGCATAGGCAACTGCGTGGCTTTTCTTAAACTGATATCCGTCTTCTGTTCGTTCCCATATGGTCTGTGCAACATCGGACCAACGCTGCCCAATCAAATGACGCTTGGCCGGACGGATAATGGCCAAAAACATGGCCAGTCTGGGTATGCTGTCTACAGGTTCAGGCATGCGTTTGAGCACAGTCCAATGATTGTTCACATGTATCAGCTGCTGCCAAAGATCCTGATGTTCATTGAATATGTCCCACAGCGGTTCTGTGTGCATGAGATTGTGTAGATGCTCTTCATCGCGCACACGACTGTACAAGTTAACATTCAAAAAATCCAACTTGATATACCCAGCAGCTTCTGCTCGTTCATAGTCCAGGGTCGCCAGTCCTGTAAAGGGGTCTTCAGGAATTTCAGTTACATAAACGCCTGTGTTGTGTGGCACCAGTTTGTCGTCGCGCAGAATGCTGGCTGGAGTATGC